AAGTCCCATGTTCATCTACATCATAGCGATAATGTCTTAGGCAGTTTAAACCTTCTTCTGTATTTTTTCTATCAAAATAACAACGATTAAATATAGTTCTTGCAGCATTAATTGAATCAGTTACTGGAACTCTGCCAAGGATCTGAACTTTTAATCCTGTTCCTCTAACAATTTCCTCAATAGATTTGCCAGTTCCAAGCGACTTTGCAGCAGCATCATGAGGCAGCCAAATGGTGTCATACATATATCCAAAGGTTTGCATCAATGCCAGGTAATGCTGAATAGTCTTTTGATTGTCCTCAAAATAGCGCAAAACTCTGATCTCAAAACCTACAAATTGAATGATCCAAGCTGCTGTATTATCGGCCCAACCCAAATCGAACACTACATGGCAGGGCTTGGAGCTGTCGTAAGGAACAGTCGTAATCCTGCCTTCTAGCTCTGCCATTTCCATTTCTTTAGCAAAAATAGCGCCATCAACTGTATTTCTTGTAGATCCTTCCCATACATTGTTGTAAGCGCTCATATCCCTTTGTTGCAAGGATAAACGCTCTAAATTGAGGGTTTCAGGAAACCAAGGATTGTCATTCCAGTTTACTTTTACGACTACTGAGCTTTCAGGAGGGTTCTCAACAAAGCGCTTCCAAGTATCGTCTGTAGGCAATTCAGGATTAAAACTGACCCAAATCTCTGAATCTTGCTTACGAATAGTAGGAATTAGCACATTCCAGCTATTTGCTGATACGGATTGAGCTTCCTCAACCCAACAAATATCAATACCCTCAATGGATTTAACATTGTTTGTATTGTTTTTGATGCCTACAAAAATGAATTCAGTCCCATTTTTACCCCTAATTGAGTTCTGAGTAATCTCATAGAAGGTTTCCATACCCAAAGCATAGATTTGGTCTGATAAAAGTTTATGGACTGAATCCCTAATAGAGGTCTGAAATTCCCTGGCGCAAAGAATACGCATTGGCTGACCAGTTCCCTTAGCTAACAAGGCTCTAGCAAAACACCAAGACTTTGCACCGCCTCGACCACCATAGAATATTCTGTAGCGAACCTTTTCAGGCTTAAAAAGTGCTTCAAATTTCTTAGGAAATCTTATCCTAGAAATTGCATCCTTAATCTGTTGGTCTATTTGCATTAGGCTCTACAAAGCTAATTTCTACACCCTTGAGCAAAGGAGCGCCATCTGCACCAGTTAGTTCTTGCTTAATACGCTCTGAATACTTTCTAGGGAAACGAGCAGCCATTGATCTAGACCATAGACCAACATTGAGTCTTTCCCCATCCTTATGCTCTACAAGATAGCTTTGAGCATGATCTTCCCACCAAATCATCTCATGAATCTTGGCTTCTTCCAAGGCATGAAAGAATTCTTCATGAGTATCTCTCCAATTACAGATTGTTCTGTAAGTAACTCCTAACATTCCAGCTATTTGCTCAAAGGATTTGCCCTTTTTGCCAAGCTCTACTGCCTTCTCACAATAGGAAGGATCATAGAGCGTTGGTTGCCCTGGTAATTTGTTTTCAGTAGGAGTTACAGTTTCGCTCATTTTGGTTCTTCAGTAGCCTTTTCGCTATTCTCTACCATTTCTTGAGCTTTTGCATCTGCTTCAGCTTGTAGGATTGCATGAGCTTGAGGAATAGCTTGAACTTTGATCTTTTCAATTACAGAAGCTACTAAGCTGTATTCTCCTTTAGAGAGAGCGCCAATCATATATTCCACATCTTGAATAGTAAGGTCTTTAAGCGTAATACTCATTTTTATACCCTTTTTGGTTTAGTTTTCTTACTTTTTGCTGCTTTTTGCACAGAATATGCAATAGCAACAGCTTGAGTTGGTTTCTTTCCAGCAGACAGCTCTGCTTTCACATTGGATTGAAAGGCTTGTTTAGTGGTTGATTTTGTTAGAGGCATTTAGCAGTTCCAGTTCTTTAATGATGCTTTGGCTCTTTCAGCAGGGCCTTTAGCTTTTTTAACAACTCCTTCCATCCTTGCACAAAAGGAGGCTTTTCTACCAGCATCAGCTTTAGTCTTTGGATTTGGAGCTGGTGCTTTTAGATTTGCATTGTTCTTAGCGTTGTATTCTGCTCTACCTTTAGCAGTCATTCCAGCGCCTTTTTCTGTAGGGTTATAGGTTTTGCCCTTGCCTACAGTTTTATGCTCTATGGGCTTATCATGTTTTTTAGTTGCCATGATTATTTCTTCTTTGCTGTCTTTGCTGCTGCTTTGAAAGCTGCTGCTGTGGGAGCGCCTTTAGTGCCAGGCTTACGCATTGTTTCTACTTTGCCTCCAGCAGCCTTTTGTTGTTCAATCCTTTCTCTCTTTGCTGCGATATTGGCATACAAGCCAGGTTTAGTTGCCATTTTTAGCATCCTTTCCAAATTTAAAATCAGATCTAGGGGTTCTTCTTGCTACCTTTTTAGCTGCTGGTTTCTTTACAGGAACTTTAGGATTTGGATCTTTAATAATAAGTGTATGATTTATTTCAATGTTTTCAACTTGCATTTCTACTTTTTGGACTTTATACCAGCCAAAATGACCCATAATCTTTTCAATTAAAGGGGTTTTTTCACATATTTCTATTGCGCTCATGCTTGCTCCTTTTCAGTTAAAAAACAGACATCCTGCCAGCTCATTACCAAATAACGCTCTTTATCCTCAAAATACTCAAAATACTTGAGATATTCATCAGATCCCATAGTTCCAAAGCGCACATAATCTCCAACTGCTACAGGCATTTCTTGTCTGCGACCATTAATAACTTTGCCAGGGCCTACCGCTACAACAGTTCCCATATTGTCTTTTTCTTTGTTATTAACAAAAATGACAGAGCTAAGTTCTCTAGTTTCAGGTTTGACTACAATTTTGTCTTGTAAAGGTTTGAGCTTCATTCAGCTACCTTTTTAGGTCTGCCTTTCGGCTTTGGCTCTACTTTTCCTGCTTCTTCTAGGACTTTTTTGCGCTTTTCTTTGAGATCTTCTTTAGTTTCTGAGGCAATTTCAATATCCTGAACCATAGTTTCAAATACAGGATTTGGAGGAATAGGCAAAAATTCGCCACACCATTCCGAGCTATGCCGATTTTGGTAAGTAGGAAATCTTCTGCAAGATCCAATAAAGTCATTATCTGTAGATTGAAAATATATACAGGAACAACAAGCATCTTTAGAATTTACAACAGCCATACAACTCTCCAGGTTAGTTGTTTTGGTTAGAAAGCTCCTAGTGACCTTCACGCATTAGGAGCTTTCGCTTTATTTAACCACGCTTATGAGTGTAGCAAGTTCCTGCTGTGCGACCAGTATTGAATAACTTATCGCTACCAACAGCATCTTTCATGCCCATGCCTACACCACCATCTTTTTTACCCATGCGCTCACCAGTTTTATCTGAAGAAGTTGCGCCAGCAGGAGCAGTTGCACCAGTTGTTGAAGGAACACCCTTCATTGAATCCATTTTGCCCATGTTTTTCTCCTATAGAAATGGGGTTTGAGGCTATATTTTGCCTCATTGATTATCATTGTCAAGCAGTTTAATTAATCTAATTGCACCATCAACTGAATCAATTCTAGAAATAGAACTACCTCTCCAATTTTTAATAAATTTAAGTTGTGGTTCTGTAAACTGAGCCTTATTACTGCTTTTAATTTCAACCATAGCACACTTGCCTTTGTAGCCTATCAGCATATCAGGGCAGCCTTGTCCAACTCTAGATAAATCTAAAACAGAAGCTCCTAAAGCAATAAAAGTATGCTTTATAAGATTATGATTTTCATCAACTCTTTTAGCGTATGCCATTGTTTTGTCACATAATTTAGATTAGTATTTACACACTTTATCATTAAAGGGCATTTATGCAAGGCTATTGGTTGGAAGATCAAGAGTTTATAGCTCTTTGGAAAAAAATTGGCAGCCCTACAGAAATAGCCAAAGAATTAAAATGCGATATACGCTCTGTGTATAACAGGCGCAGATCAATAGAATTTCGCTTAGGCATAGAATTGCCAACCACTAAAGATGCTAGGTATCTACCAGCCAAGCAAATTAAAAAAATAGAGCAAACATCAGGCCATGTCCGCAGAGGTATAGAAATCAAGGATAAAGGCAGAATTGTGGTTTTTAGCGATGCTCACTTTCAACCTAATGAAGTAACTCCAGCATACAAAGCATTACTGAAAATTATTGATCAATTCAAAGGTGAATTAAAGGCTGTTGTGGCAAATGGGGATATGTTTGATGGAAGTCAAAATAGTTCCCATAAAAGAATTCAATGGTCACAAACTCCTACAGTTAAGGAAGAATTAGAAGCCTGTCAAGAAATGATGGCTGGTATTGAAAAAGCGGCTAGAAAAGATACTCCCTTGATATGGTGTCTAGGAAATCATGATGCCAGGTTTGAAACTTTTCTTTCCAATAGTGGCGCTACATCTTATGAAGGCATACAAGGGTTTTCCCTTAAAGACCATTTTCCCCTATGGAAATCATGCTGGAGCTTCTATGTAAATGAGGATACTTGCATAAAACATCGCTGGAAAGGTGGTTTTAGCGCTACAAGAGCCAATGCCTTGCAATCAGGGATCAATTATATCTGTGGGCATACACACAATTTAAGCGTTTTTCCTGTAACAGATTTGAATCCAGCCTTTAATATGGGAACAAGATGGGGAGTTCAAACTGGAACTTTAGCTGATATTCATTCTGATGCTTTTGTTCACTATACAGAAGATTCTCCTGTTGATTGGCGCTCAGGATTTGTTCTTTTGTCATGGGAAAATGGCAGAATGTTGATGCCTGAAATGATTATGGTTTCAGGTGAGGATGAATATGAGTTTCGAGGTCAAATTCATAAAGTATGAAAATTACTCCCAAAATTCTTGAATCAATTTACTTAACTTTGGCTAAGTGCGAACCCTTTACTAAGTGGGATTTGCCTCCTAGTGAGTTGTGTCGGTTTTTAATTGTGGATGAT